CGACGAGTTCGCCGGGCTGATCCTGGACTGCTACACGCACAACGAGGCAGGTCGGCGCCTGTATGACACGGTGGCGATCTCCCGGGCGAAAGGTCGTGCGAAGAGTGAGCTGGCCGGGTTCGTAGGGCTGGCGGAGGGCTTCGCCCCGGTGAGGTTCGCGGGTTGGGCGAAGGGCGGGGAGCGTTACCGCTGGCGGGACTTCGTGTACGAGTATGAGCCTGGCGAGCCAATGGGTCGGCCGGTGACGTACCCGTTCATCAGGTGCTTGGCGACGGAGGAGTCCCAATCAGGGAACACCTACGACAACATCCTCTACAACCTGGAGCACGGGCCTCTGGCGGAGGGGCTTGCGTCGGACGTCGCGGGGATGACAAGGGTCTTCTTGCCGCACGGTGGGGAGATCAGGCCGTCGACGGCCGCGGCGGCATCGCGTGATGGCGGTAAGGAGACCCTGGCGGTTTTCGACGAGCCTCACCTGTACACGTTGCCGGAGCTGCGGCAGATGTATCGCACCGTGGACCGCAATCTGCGGAAGCGGCGCGACGCTGCCCCGTGGGCCCTGCTGACGTCAACGATGTATCAGCCGGGCGAGGACAGCGTCTTGGAGAAGGTGCACGAGCGGGCAAGGCTGATCTCTGAGGGGAAGACGCGCGAGCGGCGCCTGCTGCTGGATCACCGTGAGGCGCCGGCGAACGTGGACTTGTCGGATCTGGAACAGATGCGGGCGGCTCTGCGTGAGGTGTACGGGCCGTTCGCGGATGTGCTGGATCTGGACGGGATCATCGAGTCGGAGTTCTGGAACGTCGAGAAGGATCCTGAGGAGTCACGCAGGTACTTCTTCAACCAGCCGACAGCGACGCGAGATGCATGGACAACCCACCCGCTGTGGGCCGGATGCGCCGATGTTGAGCGGGTCGTGCCTGATAGCGCAGCGCTGGCGTTGTTCTTCGATGGCTCAAAGGCTGACGACGCCACAGGGCTCGTTGGCTGCGACATGGAAACAGGGCATCTCACCACTCTGGGGTGCTGGGAGAAACCTCGCGGCGCCGAGGGCAAGGACTGGGTCGTCGACCGCGCAGACGTGGACCGGGTGGTGCGTCAGACGCTGGAGACCCGAAAGGTGGTCGCGTTCTTCGCGGACGTCGCCGAGTTCGAGACGTACATCGATGATTGGGCGAAGGACTACGGCCGGAAGATGCTCTTGCAAGCGACGCCAGGCCGGGCCGGGCACGCGATCGCATGGGACATGCGCGTGCGGGTCAAGGAGTTCACAGAGGCGTGTGAGCGGATGGAGATCGACATCCGTGAGGGCGCTGTGACTCACGACGGGGATTCGCGACTGCGGAGGCACATCCTCAACGCACGGCGGGCTCCGAATCGCTTCGGGGTCAGCGTCTCAAAGGAGGGGCGCGAGTCTCCAAAGAAGATCGACCTGGCGGTGTGTGCGATCGGCGCGCGGATGGTGCGCCGGATGGTCCTCAACTCACCGAAGTGGAAGAAGAAGAGAGCCACCGGCAAGGGCCGGGTGGTTGTTCTCAGCTGATGAAGGGCGGTGTCCTGTGGCCGCCACGATTCCCGAGTTGCCGCTGCTGAGTCTGTCGGATGACGAGATGAACCTCGTCACGGCGTTGCGCACGGATCTGATGGAGCACAGGTTTCGGCTGGAGTTGCTCGACAGCTATTTCAACGGCGGGCAGCTGGTGCGGGACTTGGGGATCTCGATCCCGCCGCAGTTGAAGGGCCTGCACACGGTCATCGGGTGGCCGCGGATCGGCGTGGAGGCTCTGGAGCAGCGTCTCGATCTGGAGGCGTTCCGCTGGGCTGATGGTGCGGGCGCGGAGGATCTGCGGGAGATCGCTGAGGCGAACGACTTGTGGGACGAGTCGAGCCTTGCGCATCTGGATGCGCTGACCTACGGCCGGGAGTACATTTCGGTCGGCTCGGGCGATGAGGGTGGTCCGCCGTTGATCACCGCGGAGTCGCCGTTGGATATGACGCTGTTCTGGGATGCGCGTGCCCGCGTCGCAATGAGCGCGCTGCGGGAGTCGGTTGAGGACGGCGTCAGGGTCATCACCTTGTATCTGCCGGACGAGACGATTCACGCGGCGGAGTCGTCGACGGGTGGCTGGGATGTCTTCGACCGGGACGTGCACATGCTGGGCGTGGTGCCGGTTATCCGGATGGCGAACCGTCAGCGGACCGCTGACCGGGTGGGCAAGTCGGAGATCACGCCGGAGGTCATGTCGATCACGGATGCGGCGTGCCGCAGGTTGATGGGCATGGAGGTGGCGTCGGAGTTCTTCGGCGCCCCGCAGCGGTACATCCTCGGCGCGTCTGAGTCTGCGTTTCAGGACGCCGATGGCAACACGAAGTCGGCGTGGGAGACGTACATGGGCCGGGTGCTGGCTCTGGAGGCTGACGAGGAGGGCAACGTCCCGACGGTGGGCCAGTTTGCTGCCCATGACCCGTCCGGCCAGACGAAGATCATCGACTTGTACGCGCGGATCATGGCGACTCAGCTTGGTCTGCCGCCGCACATGCTGGGCTACACCAGCGACAACCCGGCCAGCGCGGATGCGATCCGGTCGTCTGAGGCGATGCTGGTGAAGAAGGCGGAGCGCCGCACGCGCCGTTTCGGCGGTGCGTGGTCGGATGTGATGCGGCTGGCGTTGTGGGTGCGCGACGGTGAACCGCCGCCTCGTGAGCGACGCATCGAGTGCGTGTGGCGGAACCCGTCCACGCCGACGATCGCCCAGCAGACGGACGCCGCGGTGAAGATGGTCGCCGCCGGGATCCTTCCCGCGGACGGGGAGGTCGTGCTGGAGATGGCCGGTCTCAGCGAGGACCAGCGGCAGCGTGTGGTGGCGGAACGCCGCAGGGCACAGGGCCGTCAGATTCTGGACCGGCTGAGCCAGCTCGGCAACGAAGACGAGCCGGACGAGGAGCCCGAGGAGCCAAACGATGGCGACGACGGTTTCTGACGGCGACGAATCCGCGGCCCGGTTCCGCCGGACCCAACGAGGCCTGACCAGGCTCCTGGTGAGGGATATGCGCCGCCTGCGCAGGCTGATTGTGCCTCAGCGGCTGCAGGAGTCGGCGCCGGAGTGGATTGAGGCGGTGCGGGCGACGGTCGACCAGTACGGCGACGCTTCGGCTTCGTTGGCTGCGGACTTCTATGAGGCGGAGCGTGTGGCGGCTCGGGTGACTGGGACGTTCACGGTTCCGTTGATCGAGCCGCCGGTACCAGAGAAGACCGAGAGCAGCCTGCGGTGGGCGACGAAGGACTTGTGGCCTCGCGACCAGGAACAGGCGACGCCAGCCCAGTTGGAGCCGATGGAGACGCGTCTGGACGCGGCTGAGGCGAAGGCCGAGCAGGTCGTCCAGAAGCTGGTGACAGATCAGGCGCGGGACACCGTCCGGGAGGCGGTACGCCGCGACAGGCAGGCAACCGGATGGGCGCGGGCAGCCGCGATCGGCGCGTGCGCCTTCTGCAAGATGCTCGCCTCGCGCGGGGCCGTGTACGGCGAGGACACCGCAGACTTCCGGGCTCACGACGGCTGTCACTGCGGCGTGATCCCGATTTTCCGTGGGCAGCGCTTCGAGCTGTCCGACAAGGCGAAGGAGTGGGAGCGGCTGTACCGGGAGTACGCCGCGCCGCATTCCGGAGACCAGCTCGCTCGCTTCAGGCGGGCGCTGGCTGAGCACGGGCAGCTTCTGCCGCCTGCGCACTGACACACCCTTTGGCTGCCCTGGTGGTGGCCTTTCTCAGCCCCAGGAGGGCGACCTAGTCATGCCTGAAGAGACACCGAACCCTGCCCCCGAATCCGAGGGGGAGCCGACCGAGTCGCAGGAATCTGTCGAGGAGCAGCCCCTGGAGGGCGGCAAGTCGGATCCGTGGCACGACCCGGATGCGGCCCGTAAGGAGATCGAGAAGCTCCGTCGTGAGGCCGCGAAGCACCGCACGAAAGCCAAGGAGTTGGAGCCGCTCGCTGACAAAGCGCGGCAGGCGGAAGAGGCGCAGAAGTCTGAGGCGGAGCGGCTCAACGAGCAGTTGTCTGCGGCGCAGAAGCGTGTCGAGGCGGTGCAGCAGCGGGCGGTGCGCGCGGAGGTGCGGGCGCTGGCTTCGGCCGAGTTCGCCGATCCGGAGGATGCTCCGGCGTTCCTGGATCTCGACGGCTACGTCGGTGAGGACGGCGAGGTCGATGCGGAGCAGATCCGCACCGATCTGAAGGCTCTTTTGAAGGCGAAGCCGCATCTGGCGAAGCCGGATGACAACGCGCCTCGCCGACCCGCTCCGGACCGCTCTCAGGGCTCATCAGGCAACGGCAACCGAACCCCATCCGACCCGGCGCAAGTGTTCGCCGGGTTCATGAACCAGGCCCTCGAACGGGGCCGCTGAGAAAGGTAGCCCCGCCATGGTGGCAACAAATCCGATCAAGCTGAGTGACGTCGATGCGACGTTCCTCCCGGCCACGCTGACCGGCCCCATCTTCGAGAAAAGCGTCGAGCAGTCCGCTGTGATGGCGCTGTCCCGCCGGGTTCCGCTGTCCATGAGCGCGAACACTGCTGTGCCGGTGCCGCTGGATGTGCCGACGGCGGACTGGGTCGACCAGGCAGGCCGGAAGCCTCTGGGTACGGGCGGCATGGACATCAAGCAGATGTCCGGCAAGAAGATCGCCGTTCTGATTCCGGTCGCGATGGAGGTCGTGCAGTCCAACGCAGCCGGCCTGTGGACTCAGCTGCAGTCCGACCTGCCGACCGCGTTCTCCCGCGCGTTCGACCGGGCCACGATCCACGGCCTGACGATGAAGGGCGCCGCAGGACCGTTCCCCGACAGCCTGACGGACACCACCAAGAGCGTGGCCCTGGGCACTGCGTCGCAGGGCACGGGCGGTATCTGGCGGGACTTCGTCGACGGCATGGAAGAGATCGTCGACGACGACTGGGACTACACCGGTACTGTCGCCGATCACCGCCTGAAGGCGAAGCTGTTGGGCGCGACGGACACCACCGGTCGGCCGATCCTGGTGGACACCTACCAGCCGGGCACGGGTGCGGCGCTGGCCGGGACTCTGGTGGGTGAGCCGATCGCCTACTCGCGCAGCGTGTCGGGCAAGGTGCGCCGCCAGTCCACGTCAACGGACTCTGGTCTGCGGGCGATTGGCGGTGACTGGTCCCAGACGGCGTTCGGCGTCGGCATGGACATCTCCGTGAAGATCTCCCGTGAGGCGACGTACATCGACGAGGACGGCGGCGTGCACTCTGCGTTCCAGGAGAACCTGGTGCTGCTGCTGGCTGAGGCGTACTACGGCTTCGTCCTCGGCGACGCTGAGGCGTTCGTGAAGTACACCGGCACCCCCAGCGGGACCTGACGGTGAAGCTCGTCGCCCGCGTTCACGCGGCACCACCTGAGCACAACGCGGGCGCCGAGCACATGCTCATCAGCATGCTCAGGCCGCTTGTGGAGCGCGGCCATGAGGTGGAGGTGTGGCTGTCCCGGTACGGGAAGGCCCATGAGGTCTACGAGTATCGGGGCATCCGCATCGTCCCGCTGGAGGCAAGGCTCGACTTTGCGACGGCTGTCCGTAAGGCGGATGTGCTGCTCAGCCATCTGGAGTGCGTGCCGTCGACGGGGGCTCTCGCCCGTGGCTACGGCAAACCAATGATCGTGGTGTGCCACAACACGCACCGGCCGACGTTCCGCGATATGGCGGCGGGTCAGGCGGCGTTGGCGGTCTACAACAGCCAGTGGATGCAGGCGGAGGCTGAGCTGTTCTTCGCCGAGTACCCGAAGTCAGTACGGCCGTCGAGCAGTCTGATCGTGCGGCCCCCGGTGTTCGCCGCTGAGTACAAGGCGAAGCCCGGCAAGCACGTGACACTCATCAACTGCAGCGAGGCCAAGGGTGGCAGGGTGCTGGCGAAGCTGGCGGACCGTATGCCGGACACCCAGTTCCTTGCGGTGACGGGCGCCTACGGCGAGCAGACCGACTACAGCGACCTGTCGAATGTGGAGGTCGTGCCGCAGGTACCGGGGGAGGAGATGGCGGAGCGCGTCTTCGGACGTACCCGCGTGCTCCTCATGCCAAGTTCCTACGAGTCGTGGGGACGGGCCGGCGTCGAGGCGCTTGCCTCCGGGATTCCGGTGGTCGCCCATCCGACGCCGGGCTTGTGCGAGTCGCTGGGCGAGGCCGGGGTGTTCGTCGATCGCAACGATGTTGCGGGCTACGAGGCGGTGCTCCGCAAGCTGGAGGACCCCGCCGAGTACCGGCTGGCGTCGAAGCGGGCGCGTGCCCGGTCCCGTGAGCTGGATCCGACTGCTGAACTGGCCGCCTGGTGCGGTGCGGTGGAGGCCTTGGCCTAGGAG